GTTCTGCCATATGCCAAAGTCCACACCCCAGCCGAACATTTGTATGCGGTCAATTTACAACCCTCAAACTTTTTTATTAACTCTTTACCTTCCTCTGATATTTGCATGTTACTCTCCTTTGTCACTGGTATGTGACGCCCCAAAATAGAACGAAATAATTGCACTTGCTAAACCTCCTAGATAACCAAGCACTAAGTTTATCAGTGCTTCTGAGTTTTGTTCAGGTGGTTGTAGTGTTACCAAAAAAATGTAACCTAAAAAACCACCGATTGTAACCAAACCAATTATTCTGGCAGTCCAATCCTTAGAAAACATACTACGAGCATGTTGTTTTTCTTCGGTTTCTAGTTTGTAAACATCTACCTCTAACTCTTTCATTTGTAATTCAAAGTCTTGTTCAGCTTGTTTAAGTTCAAGCATTTGTTCAGGGGTAGCATTTTGCACAGCATTTTGTATAGCTTTTGGATTATTTGCACACCCAAGAACATCAGCAATCATACTGCCTGCTATGTTCCCCATTGGACCGCCCAGTGCAGTTCCGAGTGTGGGTGCCACTGCACCTACTAAGTTTTTAATTATTTTTTTCATAGTATCGTATATATATTTAGTTTTTTACTTTTACCCTTAACCTCTATGGGTGGTAGTAATTTTAACTCAAAATCTATACCTTTTTTAGTATTTTCACCAATTAAAATATCTGTCCCAACGCTTTTTGTTGCTGATTCTAACCTTGCAGCAACATTTACTGCGTCACCTATTGCAGTATAATCAAACCTAGTTGCACTACCCATATTACCGATAACTGCAAAACCAGTGTTGGTTCCCACACCTATTTCAATATCTAAGCCTGCTGCCTTGATATTTTCTTGTATGGTCTGTGCACAACGAATAGCAGCTGCCTCATGGTTTGGTAAATCGAGTGGAGCATTGAATATTGCCATCATCGCATCACCAATATACTTATCAACCATGCCACCGTATTGTTTTACTGCATCAGCTTGTATTGTTAAAGCTTGATTCATAATTGCAGTCACTTGTTCTGGTTCTAAAGTTTCAGACAAATTAGTAAAACCACGCACATCAGTAAACAAAAAAGTGCAATACCGTTTTTCCCCACCTAAGACAAGTTGCTCCGGATTGTCTTGTAATCTTTTT